GCATATGCACTCTGATGATGATATTTTAGAATGGGAATTTGATACTATTCATAACTCCCGCCCACCATTACGATGGGTAGCCAACCTGTTTGGAGACATTGCAAGCAGCGCCATTATGCGTATATCTTATGCACAGGATAGTGAAACAGATAGCGGTTGGAGATATAAACGTGATTGTTTTATCTGGGACACTTTCTGGCCAATTTATGATAAATATGGAACTATGTATAAACTAAAAACAGAAGAAGATTATTTAGACTGATACTTGAAAAAGAATTAAGCATGTGATATGCTTATATAACGGATAACGTAACTTAGTAGAAAAGAGAGCATAATGAATCCGAAAGTAACGCTAGTGGGTCGCCTTGGTGCTGACCCTGAATCAATTGGAACAACTGGAGTTCGTCTTCGTGTTGTAACAAGCGATAGAGCAAAGAATGACAAGGGCGAGTGGGAAGATCGTGATACCTCTTGGTGGACGGTAAAAGCATGGAAAACTCTTGCAGAACAAACAAAAAAGACTCTTAAGAAGGGTCAAGAAGTTATGATTACTGGAACTATCTATCAGGAGAACTGGACAGATAATGCTGGTAATAATAGAACTTCATATGAAGTAGTGGCAGATTCAGTTGGTTTGACTGCTTATACTATTTCAAAGCAGCCAGCAACATCTATGGCTTCGTCAGCATCAGAAAATCCCTGGAATTAATTAAGGGTTAAATCGTGGTGAAGCCATTATCTAATGAAAGGTATTTGGCTTCACTATGAAAAGATATTTGTGGAAATGCAGTAAGTGTAACACTATTATGTTTATTGAAACAGAATTAGATGAAAAATATATTCATAAGTACCCTCCGTGTCCTTGTGGATTTAAGAGGATGGATCCACTAAATGGGTAATTGGACTGAAGAGTTAACAGATGAACAAAAGAAGCAGGTTTGGGACTTTATTGTATTTACTGTGAAAGAAATTAGAGAGCAGATTGCTCTTGATATTGAATATACTTATGAGGTCTGGGCTACTCATGGCAAAGCAAAGAGTAGACAAACAAAGAAAGCTTTTATGACCTGTGCAGATATTGCTAGAGGTTTAAACGAAACAATTGCTAATACAAAGGAACAATAGCTCAGTTGGTTAGAGCCCCCGACTCATAATCGGGTCGTCGTAGGTTCAAGTCCTACTTGTTCCACTATGCGGATGTTGCATAATGGTAGTGCTTCAGCCTTCCAAGCTGATGGTGCGAGTTCGATTCTCGTCATCCGCTCCAGACCTCTGTAGCTCAGTGGACAGAGCGAGACTCTTCTAAGGTCTGCGTCGCAGGTTCGATTCCTGCCAGGGGTGCTATAATAAAATTATGAACCTTGAGGATGATATAAGATCTATTCTTTTTGAAATTGGAAAAGATATAAAAATACATAAACTAATTGATGGCAATCTAATTATTGATATTGATTATGAAAAATATATAGAAGAAATTTTAAATAAAGTTAAACTATATTATAAAACTAATACTTAGAATATTTTTTTAATATAAATATCTGCATACATATTTTCTTGCAATGCAAAAGCAATTACTTCCCAGTCCTGATTGTCATTTAAAAATTCACAGACAACTTCAATAACGCCGTAATCAACGCCATGATCTTGATCAACAATATAATCATTAAAGCCTATGATTCCACCTTCTGCCAATAATGGCAGGGAATTCATAAGATCAGCCTTACAATGTTCATAATCATGGTTAGCATCTATATAAATATAATCAAATTTTTTATTTAACTTGGGCATTATTTTTTCACTATACCCTTTATGATATGTTATATTTTTAACATTTTTAAATCTACCTTTTACAAAATTAAAGTGTTCTCTCTTGTCAAAGCGGTTACAGTCTGGCCAATCATTAGCCTCAAACACGTCTATAAGGTCAATAGAGGCTGGTTTAACCTCTTTTATGAGAACTTCTGCATAGTCTCCAGCCAAGGTTCCTATTTCTAATATCCTGGATCCTTTTGGTATATGTTTTGCATACTCTTCCTTATTTTTAAATAATTTTGCATTATTTAACTGATTCTGTGAAATTGTTTTGATAGGCATTAATATAGTATATCAGACTATCATGTATAATATAATATATGGGGTATCCGAATTGGTTTGAAAAAGGGGCAATTAACTATTTTAATTTAGTTTTACCCAAAAGATTTGCTGGAAAGCCATTGTTAGATTTTTTACAAATAGGAGCCTATACTGGCGATGCATCTGAATGGCTTCTTTCTAATATATTAACAGACGGGTCTTCTTGGCTTACAGATGTAGATACCTGGTGTGGATCAAATGAGGGGATACATAAGGAGTTTGACTGGAAATCTATTGAGGACTATTACGATGGCAGAATGTCTAAATATAAAAATATATGCAAGATAAAAGGATACTCTACAGATTTTCTATCAAATGCCGAAAAAGAACATTATGATTTTATTTATATAGATGGTGATCACACAGCAAATGCTGTTTATCTAGATGCCCATATGTCTTGGGATAAACTAAAACCATATGGTATTATGGCGTTTGATGACTATCAGTGGAAGCATGAAACAAATGAAGAAAATCTATGCCCAAAACCAGGCATTGATAAATTTTTAAGTGAGCATGAAAATGAATATAAAATTTTGATAATGGATGAGCAGGTCTGGATTATTAAAAATGGATAAGTTAAAAAATTTTGGTCCAGTATATTTAATAAATTTAAAAGACCATAAGCACAGATTAGATAGTGCTATTCAACAATTTAAAAAATATAATGTAAAAGATTATCATATTATTGAAGCTATTGATGGAAGATCTAGTGATTTATCTGAAATAATATTTGATCAATATCCAAATCTTAAGCCATCTGAAATAGGATGCATGGCCTCTCACATAAAAGCGTTAAATCATTGGCTAAATACATCTGATAGTAAGTATGCAATCATACTGGAAGATGATTTTAGTTTTGATACTGTTCAATATTGGCAATGGGACTGGGATTATGTAATGGAAAATATCCCAAGAAATGCAGAAATTGTTCAGTTTATTATGATTAAGAATGATCCTATACAGTTTAGCCTTCATAAAAAAGATAAGTTCAATCATAAAAACGTAATGTCATACTCCTGGTCTACCGCAGGATATCTAATAAAAAGAAGCTACGCTGAGGCTTTAGTAAAACTACATTACAGAAAAGGAAAATATAATCTAGATAGCTATGGATATAAGAATCAAGCTGCGGATGTTATTTTGTACAATCTTGGTGATGCTTACTCAATGCCATTATTTACACATATATTAGATTTAAAAAACTCTATTAATCATAATCATAGCGACTTTCATAGTAGATCTAAAAATAGTATAGACTCTTGGTGGAAAGAAAATTCTAAAAACTATACTAAAGAGCAGTTTTTTGATATTAAAAATGGTCTTAAACAAAAAGCATCAAAACAAAATGGATGCTTTAAAATATTTCATGATGAAGACAATAGCGACATAATGCAAAAAAGAAATATTTTAACAAAAAGAGCAACTCAGGAATTAACTAAAAAATTCTCAATGCTTGAAACACCAACCATAATAGTTAAAAGTGTAGAAGATGTGGCAAAAAATTATAAAAATCTTAAAATTAAAATAGATCCAAAGGGTCATTTTGGAGACGGATGGAAACCTGGAGAACTGGGAATCTGGGCTAGCAATTATACTGCTTGGCAAAACTTTTTAAAATCTGATTATGATTATGTTATTCTTATGGAAGATGACATTGTTTTAAACAAAAACTTTAATAATAATTTAATAAGCTACTTAGACGAGCTTCCAGAAGATTGGGATGTTTTTACTGCATACATTCCAGAAACTGGCAATATAAGATATAATAAAAATAACAAAGATTTATTTATTGGAAAAGAAAATGTTTGCAAGGTTTATCAGTCCTGGTCATGTTTATGTTATATCGTTAGCAGGAGGGGTGCAGAAAAATTATTAAAAGAAGTTTTAAAAGAGGTAAAAAGTCCAATAGACCATTATCTGTTCTACCATAAAAATTTAAATGTATATACTATTAAACTTGAAAACGGCAATATATGTACAATGTATAAAACAAAGTCTACAGTTCAAGATGCAAAACGATATGATATGACTGGATATGTCTAATTAAACTTTTTATAAAATAGATCTATTACAGATCCCTTTGGTAGGTTATTTTTATCCATTCCTTCTCTATTTAAAAATTGATTCCATATCTGCAAGGTATGGCTATCTACGCACTTATTAAGAACCTCTTCGGTATAATCTCTGTTCCAAATTTTTTTCCACTGCCAGAAATGTATGGGATAAAATACTTCTGGTGGCTGTGCATATTGTAAAACATTAAATCTTTTGGCACCTTTTGTTACCAGTAGTGGACCAATCTCAGACCAAACTATTTTATTCTTATCGTATCTAGTAGAGTTCTTTATTAAAAAGTCTATTAGCTCAGAGTCTTTAGGCATTCTTAATATGCCGTTTGCCAATCTATCATCTTCCTCAAAGCCAAAAAGGTATTCTCCAAAATTCCAATCAGATCTTAAACATATAGAATCAGTGTCAGTCCAAGTTAATCCAGTTTCTTTTATCATCTTATATCTAAACATATCAGCAAATGGTCCGTATGAATTTTGAATTTTAAATATCTCAGACTCTGGAATTATTTTATTTGCATCTTGTTTTACTATACCCTTTGGAACCTTAATATCCATATCATAAACAAATAATATAAATGAATGTCCATAAAAAATAAAAGAAGCAAGAGCAGTTTGTTCTACCTTGCTTAACGGATTCCCTATCCATAATGATCCAAAATTTGCCATATATCACCTATTTAAAATAAGGCGAGCCTATTTCTAGACCCGCCTTACTTTTGCCGAGCTATTTACTCAGACTTCTTCTTCTTTGGCTTTGCAGCCTTTAGAGCTTCTTCAACAGCAGATACCTTTGGCAAGCGACCAAATGCTGGGTCGTTTGGATTAACTGCACGTGCTGCTACTGGGATTAATGCACCAACAAGTGCTGCCCAAAGATCCTTTGGATCTGTAACTCCTGCGATATAAAGTGCTGCTGTAGCACCAACAATTGATCTTACATATGATGCAAGCATTGCTTTATTTTTCTTACTTAGTTCCATTTTTTCCTCCTAGGATAGAACCTTTATTAGTATAGCATATCCAGCCCAGAGACCAACTATTCCTGCCACCCCTGCAAATACTGGTGGTGCTGGAACTGGAAGTTTGAATGCAGCAAATACTACGCCACATCCAAAACCTGTTAAAGTTGATAACAATATTTCTTTCACATTTCCCCCTTTAAATATTCTTCATAATGTTTATCACAAAAATCTACAAATCTAGTTTCTGTCATTGCAAGTTTTTCGCTTTTTTCTTCACACTCTTTTATTTCACAAACTGCATATTCAAATTCAAGAACCTCTTCTATTCTTTTAAGTTTATATTTTATCATTTCGTGGATCCTGATCTGGATTATCAATAGGTGTTGGTGCAGTAGCAAGGGCACCACAATTTACACATTCAATATCTAAGTGGTACATTCCTATAGTATATGTTTCTGGATCAAAAGCAACCATAGCCCTAAACAAGGTATCTCCACAATTAGGACATATACAGGTTGGAATACCTCTAGCGTCTATCATCTAAATCCTCTGGAAGTAGTTTCTTTAAAGAGTTAATTTCTTTAGATATTTTTTTGAGTGCACGGTCATGTGCTGGAATCATTCCTTCAACTGCCATACCATACTTATCATAATAATTAATTTCTGGCTCAACTTCTTGAATAAAGCTTCTTAATCCAGTTTGAACCTCTTCAATATATTGAAATGCCCAGTCACGAGAATCAGATAAAAATTTTATAAAACTTTCATTGTGTGCTTTATCATTATTATTAGCTGCAGGCTGTTGCTGTTCTTCAGATAAATGAATAGAAGAAAGATATAAAAGAATGCTTTCAGCCAAGTGCTGTGTAGTAGTTTTTAGTTGTCTAGCAGTATATACATAGGCTATAAAAAATGATAGCCCAAAAACTGCTAGAAAGATCAATAGTATATCCATTGGATACCTCTTTTCATATATAAGTATACTACACTAATCAAAATCTATGCTATAGAATTCTTTAAAGTTTTGCCCACAAAATTTTTCATATTGCTCTAGCGTCCTACTGGATCCTGCACCAAAAATACCTTGCTCAATACCACATAAAACTCTCATTTGTTTATCTTTAGAAATGGCTTCTATTTCTGGCCAAGATTGTACCCTTAGTCTGCTGTCTTTCCATATTTTTCTATACCCGCCACGTCCATAAAAGTGATAAACTATTTTCTTAGAAGGGGAATATATGTCCCATCCCCTGGTCCAGGCTCGCATTGCAAAGCAGATCTCTTCGCCAAAGAATGATATTTCTGGATCATATGGAATTTCTTTTGTAATATTTCCAGTAGTAAAAATGAAACCTCCCAACACAGTGCTGGACTCTTCTGGTGCACGAAAATCTTTATCGTCAAACTCTATTCTTAATGCAGTCCAATCTTTTCTTTTATTAAGCCAAGGCTTTTGTTTAGTTGGATATGGAACTCTTTCTTTATCTTTTGTTGGAAAAGATATTGTGTTATTTAATTCTACAAAATATGGTGGAGGAAAATAAGATAGTATTACCTTTTTATTATTAGCTATTTTTTGTGCCATTTGCAATTCGCTAACACATAAAATATCCCAGTCTTGTGCAAATATAGTGTGAGAATCTACTTGAAGATAATAGTCTTGTCCGTTATACAAGTCCATTGCTATGCTTCTTGCATATCCAGCACCCCTTGCTTCTTTTGGATGCATGACTTTTAAACTAAGATTAGGAATCCAAGATAAGTCTGGAAGATCTCTTTCGTGTTCTTGTATTACTACTCCAAAGTGTATGTTGTATATTCCAGATGCGTTATCCAGTGCAGATTTTATTGTTCTAGATATCTCTGGATCACGATA